TTCTGTTTCAACCCATATATCATTTTCATTTGGGGGAACTTCGGGATAAGTATTATTAGTATAATATCTAGTACCAATAGTGCCTACAAATTCATTTGTATTTCTTATTTCTTTTACGTTAGAATACCTATTCATTATGTTTGGCTTTGGTTATCTCCTCCACTACCTGCAGTTGGTTGATATGTTTCATATACATCATTGTAATTATTATTAACCCCATTACTTAATGCAATAAATTTACTATTTGGATTATTTGCATTATTTGGTTTTTCTGGTAGGAATGTATGAATTGGAGTGAATGAAAACCCGCTTACTTTAATAACATGGGGGAGTTCTTTAACACTACCATCTGATCCTCCTTCAGCATCAATAGCTATTTCCCAAGTTGAAGTATCAGGTATATCATATGTTAATGATGTAATAAAACCAGGCTGTTCATATAAATATCCCCCTACTGTTAGTCTAACTAAATTTCCTCTCATAAACCCTGCTGCTGTGTAATCAGGAGCTAAAGTTGATGCTAAATAATTTAATTTTTTATACATGGGGATAAGTTCAGCTTTTGATTGTGCTGCAACTGTAAAACCTAATGATATAGTTCTACCAAACCCTTCATAATTGTATAATGGTTCTCCCCTTCCAACATACTTAATACTATTCCAATTAGCTTCATAATTATCTGACATATTATCTAAAAATGCTCTAAAATGCATATAAACAGCTTCACCATCTGTGCCATCATTATTTATAGCTGCTATTCTAAACTTAACTAAATCATTAATTGGTTGGTTTGCGTCAGGCCCTGTACCATCATACATAGGCATAGCTGTAATTTTATCTAATGCTTGTAATTCAGTTGCTGGGATTCCATAATTCCATACATTTTTATTTCCAGTGTAATCTGCTCTGTATTCACCACCTTCTTTTCCAGGCATACCCATATTAAGCCTTTCATCTATATTTTTAACTCTATAGTTAGGGGATAAACCTATTACAGATGATACTTTTGTATCTTCTAAATTAACTCCATCTACATCATATAGTTCTTTTCTAAAATCTGTAGGGTATAAACCCGCAGCTCCTCCTTCAATTACATTTTCTTTACCTATTAATTGTGGTTGTGAATATGTTCTTGAGTTATTTTTGTATAATACATTATTATTTACTATAAATTTTTGAGTATTATATGTTGTTACTTCTCCAGTTTCATCATCTGTAAATGAATTTATCTCATTTACTAACCCATCTACCTTATAATTAAAAGTTTGGTAAGGACCATTTATTCCTTTTAATATTGCGGGACCATTAACATCATCAAATAAAAATTCTCTATTTCTCTGGAATTTAAATTTTTCATTTGATGTTAAATATAATTGGCCGTATTTAGCTGTGGCACTATTTTGGATGGAAAGTTGGTATTGGAATTTTGATAAATCATCAGTTTGATATGATCTTCTAGTAACTCCACCTAAATAAAACTGTCCAGGGTTTGATACAGATTGAGGATTTGCTACTCCTGTTCGTTGATCTGCAAATCTAATATTTGTTTTACCTATTCCTAAAATAGCACCCGGTCCTCCACTATAAGCAAAAATATTTTGGTCTGGGCTGTTGCCTACTTCTTCAGCCCTAGTTAAGAATGTTACTAATCTATTATTTTCAGCTGTTTCATTTAATTGTTTAGTAGCTGCTTCATAGGTATTTAAACCTAATAAACTCATCCCTGGAGGTAAATCACCCTGAAATAAACCCCCTTCTACTACACCACTCATTGGGGAAAAAGGGTCTAAACCTAATAAATTTGCATGAAATCCTAACCCATTTCCTAAAGCTGTTGCTATAGTACCTATAGGAGTATAAACTCCTTGATTTATATTACCACCACCTTCAGCTATTAGTCCATTTTCATTTACACCCCAAACATAAGGTGTAAAACCGGCATATCCTAAACCAAATGAAGCTGGGGTTTTAACTGATGTTCTAGATAATATATTTTGTTTAGCTATAAATCCTAAACCTGCTGATGGATTTTTAGTATCCACAAACATTTGGGCTAATCTACCTACATCATCTAACGCATTTGAAACTGCCTTTAATCCTCCCCTAACGATAAAATCCGGTCCTGATCTTACAGGAAGGTTATCATCACCTTGAGGAATATCTTTAGTAATATAAGGTTGACGACTGTCGTCACTATTACGTCTGTCTCTCCCCCAAGGCAGATTTGTAAAATCTGTTTGGAAATTAATTAGAGGCATATTTTAAATTTAGATTCCTGCTGCTCCTTCAGGTAAGTTATTTGCATATCTGTTTACTGGTTCTTGGTATGCTTGTGTTTGTTCACCTAATTGAGAAGTACTTGGATTAGTATATCCCATAGCTCCTGCACCAAAATTATCATATGCTGGATTTGTTAATGTTGGGTCTCCAATATTTGAGTATTGATTGTGGAGTAATGAATTACCTACAATGCTAACTGCGTCTGGAGCTTGTGGGCTTGCTGGTGATACAGGAACACCTAAAGGTGATCCATCAGTATCAAACATTTTTTGAATTGAATTTGCCATAATTGTATGTGTTTAATTTGTTGTTTTGTTATAAATATTATTAAATATTGGAAGTCGCCATAACCATTGCTTTACCTGCTTTAGCTCCATCAATATAAACATCACCGCCACTTTTTACTGCTGATATTAATTCTTTTAATAGAGTTACTACTTGAGAATTATCACCCCCACCTGTAAGATTAGTTCCCCCCATTATAATATCATCAGCTCTAAACTTTTGAATAGGTTGTCCTGGTCTTGAAATAAAATCTTCTGCTATACCCGCAGCTTCTGATTCTTTGTCATAGAATGTATTTCTAACAATACCCCCTACAGTTTCTTGTCCTGGCATTAACCCTCCTAATCTTCTTCCTAACCAATCTCCTGCTATACCTGCAACTGGGGTTAAAGCTATTCCTAAACCTGGTGCTATGTTTAAAGCTTGAATAGCTGCCATTCCACCAGCGGACCCAATAACTGCTCCTATACCTTCATTTACTCTTTTTCCTATTGCTACGTCTATCTCTTTTTTAGTTTTACCGTCAGCAATCATTCCTTTAATGTCTGAGTTTGCAAATACTCCTTCAATAAAACTTCCTATTATAGGAATTCTTTTTGTTAATGATTTTAAAGTTTGACCTAAAGCAGCTTTACCAATTACAGGTTTAATAGCATCTTTTAAAGCATTTATAGGATTTATTTTACTAAAAAGTCCTCCAATTTTAGACATCATACCTCCACCAGCTGCACCACCTGCTGTTGCTACTTTTGATGCTGCTGCTTTAGTAGATGCTCCTGCAACCCCCTCAGCAACATTAGCTGATGTGGATGCTGCTGATGACGCAGCTGTTGAACCAAACCCTAATGTACTTGCTAAAGATGATGCAGCTCCTCCTATTTTAGTTAAAAAACCAAACATATTTTTTAATACTCCTAAACCTGCTTTCATTCTTGCAAATATCCTAATCCCAGATATAATTCCCATATATTTACCTATACTTGTAAATAAACCTCCTACACTTTGGGCAGCTTCAACCATATCCATTAATCCATCTAATATCTTAGATATGGATTCCATAATAGGAGTTAATTGATCTTTTAATTTTACCATAGCATCTGCAAATCTTTTACTAGCAGCCTCAGCATGTAGTTGATCTGTTAATTGATCAGATCCAATTTGTCTTTGTTCATCAGCTGTTATAACTCCATCCTCCATTGCTTTATTATAAGCATCAGAAGCAGCTGTCATAGATTTAGCTTCACCTGTTAAAAGCTCTTGGGTTTCTAAAGTTTCTGCTAATTCTTCCCTTGACATTCCAAAGGCTTTGGCTAATGATTGTTGTTGTAAAACATTCATTTTACTAAAATCTTTAGCTGTTCCTATTTCTCTAGATATTGCTTTGGCTAATCCTTCTTGATCACCCATTAAAGCAGCTCTTCTGGCATCTTCTAAATTTAACTGTTTACCAGTCATTAATTCAGCTTCCATCTCTGCTGCTATAGAACTTTCAAAGTCTAATAGTGATGATGATGTTTTTTCAAGTTGTGATTGACTCATTCCTAATTTAGCAGCTTGGAATGCTGCATTAGCTAATGATTTACCTTGACCTTCCATTGATAATCTATTAGCAGCACTAATATTACCAATGGCAGCAAATGTTTGTTGTTGGTTTACTGCTACTCCTTCTTGTTCTGCTAAAATTGCTACTTGTCCTCTTAAGGTTGCAGTAAGATCTTCAGCACTTTCACCTCTTAATTTTGCTGATTTTACAAATTGAGCTGCTTGTTCATTGGTTAACCCAAATTCATTAGATAATAATGAAAATGTTTTTAATTCATCTTGGGTTAGTTTAACAGCACCTCCTATTTCTTGGTTGAATTCTTGTATACCTTTAACAGCATCTGCAATATTAAAATGAAGTTCTCCACTAGAATTAGCAGCTACATTTAATGAAGATTTTAAATTATTAGCATCATCTCTCCCTAGGGCAAATGTTTTAGCTAAATCTTCTCTTTCTTCCCCAAACTTTTTAATTCCATCTTTTAAACCCTTAAGTATAGCTACATCTAAAGCAGCTAACATTTCCTTCTTAAACTTTGTAGCTCCCTTTACAAGTGTATCTCCTAAAACTTTTGCCTCAATGTCGGCATCCTCTAAACCTAGTTTACTTAAATCTTTAAGCTCTTCACCTGTTCTTTCACCGTTTGCCTGGGCTTTTTTTAATTCCGTATTAAAATCATTAGCTGCTTGTTGTTGGTCGTAAAGTTCTTCAGTTAATTCATTAGCTTCTTTACTTATGTCCTTAAACATATCAGCATATTTACCAAATCCTAAACTTTTCATTAACCCACCAGCTGAGTCTAATGCTTTATTGGTTAATTCATTGTACTCAGCAACCTTTGCTTCTTTTGCTTGCCTGTCTGCTAATTTTTGGTTTATGTCAGTTAAAACTGAAGACTCAGCCTGCATCTCCATTATCATATCAGCATGACCCTCAGTAATCTTTTCTTGTACTAATAATGATGCTAAACGTTTTTTTAGATTAGCTTCATTTAATTTTTCACCATCTTTTCCTAAAAGTATTTCTTTATTAGCTATTTGAAAGTTAGAAAGTTGGGATTTGTATTTTTGTTGGAGTTGGGCAAGTTCTTTAGCGTTTAGTCTGTTAATACCCTCTTGATCATCTTTTAACTTTTCAGCAATTCCCTGGATTTGGCTGGTTGCTCTTTTAGTAATGTTAAGACTTTCATTTTGCTTTTTTAGGGCACCATTTAAACCTATTAAAGTTTCAAAGTAACCCTTTGCATTTTTCCCAACATTATCTAATTGCTTATCTAATTCATCTACACCATCAACTAGTTTAATAATAGCATCATCAGCATCCTCCATAGCGTCAATAAACTCACGTGCTGTTTGACCCGTAAAAGGATTTGCTTTACCTAAAGATTCATAGCCTCTTCTTATCTGTTTAAGAAGTTCAACTACCTGTTGGTATTTTTTAGGGTCTAAACTATTATCAGCCATTATAGGTTTGTTTTATTATAAATATTAGAAAAACCTATTTTTGCGTTCTTTTTGAAACGTAAGAGGGGGGTGATATACTTTTTGGTGGTTGGGATTTAGTTGGGTTATTTAAATCTATTTGTGTGCCTTTTCCCTTATTAGCTTTTTTTCTATTCTCTTCAACTTCATCATAATGACTTTTTAGTTTATTAAAAGTAAACTTACGTAGCCATATAGGCATGTTATACACAGTGTTCCAATCATATCCACCCTTACCATTGAATACAATTTCGTGTATTGTATTAAATACGTTTACTCTAACTCCGGGCGCATTATCGAGCGTCAGGCCAAAAAAAGTTAAGTCCAATGGGGAGGATTGCGTCATCAGTCCTTCCGTCGGGAAAAAAAGTTAGATCAACATCTGGTTGAACTAATTTTATATAGTTTCTTAATGCCCTGGAATCCTGGGCTAGCAGATAATTATCTACAAACTCCCTAATTGATTTTCTATCAGGATTTCCCTCAATTGCTGTTATAATATATTTTAAACGAGTAGACATTTCAGGATTAGCATCCTTATTAATCTTTTTAAGTCCTTGAAGTTCTCTTTCAATAGCTCTTTCATCTTTTCCATCTAATATTTTAAAAGATATTTTAGCTTTAATTTTTGGGAGTTCATAATCAAACTCATTTACTCCTTTTGTAATTAAATCTTCATTGAACTGAACATTTTCTAATGTAGATAAATCAACTGATTGTTTTTCGCCATTATAATCAAAGTCATAGGTTGCACCATATCCTAAGATACGGGCTGCAATAAGTAGTGCATTTTTATCTCCTACGATAATATCATCATATTTAATAGATTTATTAACTATAAGTGATTGTAGTAGTTTATCTAGTACAATTCCTTTTTTAATGTATGATTGGTTAGTTAAAATATCTTCTTCTTTAGCAGTCATATATTTTATTTCAACCATACCAGAAGATAGTGGGTTGTCTTCAGGGTATAATAATCCCTTTGAAGGTAATTCTACGTTTTCAGTAGGTAGTTTAAATTCTTCCATATAAATTTTATTTGTTATAACTTAATATTCGCGTATACATATATAATATAAAAAAAAGCTTGACCGAAGCCAAGCTATTTTTCAAAAATATATAATTTCTTATTAGAAATTCAACACGCAGTAATCCATTCCAATTGTTAAATCAATGTTTTGAGCTTCACCATCAGTGTCCCAATTCATATCAGCAAACGATCCGTCTTTGATAAATGCTCCTTTTATGATCCATTCAGAAACAACATCACCTACAGGACCTAACACATCAATTGTTAAATCTTTTTTATAGAAATCAGAGTAACCATCTCTACCAGTTACTGATTCATGGTGTAATCTAACCCACTCCATTACAGCTTGTGCTCCTGAAGGTGTTATAGGGTCAAATAATTGCATCGTAATGTCATTCCATCTTAACTTACCTTTAACTTTTCTATAAGTGTTGATATGATTTAATGTAATTTCATCTTGTGCGAACCCTAATCCACTAATACCTTTAATAATGTATGATGGAAATCCATCTACGTACATGATAAATCTATTAGCTACCTTTGGCTCAAATGCTGTGAAAAATATTTCGTTTGGATCTAATACTGCCATTTTATGTTTTTTTAATTTTTTTATTCAATTATAAATATTATACTTTTTAACTTTTATGCTGGAAATTCTGCTCCAGTTGGTAAAATGTTGAAATCTAAGTAAATGAATTCAGCCGTTTTAGTAGGTTGTATGTATATAGCACCTCTTAATTCGTTTCTATCAATTACATCGGGTCCATTATTTGAATCATTCATAACAACTTTAAACGCGTATAAACCCTGTCTTTGCTGTACTGACTCTAAATATGGATTAACTTGGCTTAAGAATGTATTTCTTGTAGCCGCTGTATTTTGTTCAAATACTAAATTATCAGATAATTGAGAAATATAATTTTTAAGTGCAATTAACAATCTTCTAACATTTACTCTATCTAAAGCTGATGCTTGATTTTGTAGTGTTTTCTGACCAAATACTACTACTCCTCTTCCTGGGAAGGTTGCAATAGGATTTACTTTATTAATATATAATTCATCTCTATTAGCTTGAGTTAATTTTCTTTCAGCTTGAATTACTTGACCTAATCCACCTCTATTAATACCTGCTGGGGCAAACCATGCTTCTGCTGTTCTATCATTATTAGCATAAACTCCTGGAATTAATGTTCCTGCTGGTACCCAAACTCTTTGTCCTGAATCTGGATCTGTTACCATACACCAAGGCCAATATGAAGCTGCATATGATGAGTCTTTACTTGCTGCCGTTGTAGTAACATTTGTAATAGACTTAGCATATAGTTCAAGATCTAATATTACAATATTATCTCCTCTATTTTCTGTGTTAGAAATTAATTTATTGGTTGTTGATGTATAATCTGCTTGAGTTAAACCTGGTGTTGAGATAATGTTGTATTTGTAATCATCTTTATTTGCTAATAAATTAATTGCAGTTGTATAATTATCTCCAACTAATCCTTGAGTATCATCTGCTGTAATTTTATCATAATATTTTCCAGTTCCGGTTAAAATACTACCTACTGCATCTCCAAATGTTCCTGAAGCTTGTACTGGTATAGAAGCTGTATATTCTGGTTTTGCTTGTCCACTATTATCTAAATAATCTGGTGTTTTGAAATTAACTTCTTTTACTCTTACGTATCTTGAAGCATTGGCATAAGATCCAGTTGTTTGTAGGTAAACATCTGTTGTTCCAACTCCTTTTACTGTTTGTGTTTGATCACCAATTACTCTTGAAATATAATTTGATGATTTTGGGTCTAATGATACATTAGTAAAGCTTTCAAGTACTGATTTAGCTCTTGTATTATCATTACCTTGTCTAATTACTACACTAAACGTACCTGAAGAGGTATTTGGTGATGTAATTTCCCATCTTAAATTATTTGATGATCCATTTGTTAAAGCACCTTGAGAATTTTCAGCTCCTGTACTATTCATGATTTGGCCTTGACCAATTGATTCTAATATAAATGCATTTCCATCTACTATATCAGCATCTACTAATGTAATTATACATTCTGATGAATTTGCACCCATAGCACCTGCTACAATTGTTAATTGATCATTAACTTCATATCCTGTACCTTCTGTAGCAGCATTTAAAGTTGTTAGTGAGTAAAATAAATCTGCAGCTTGTAATGTTAAGGCTCCTGCTGTTGATAATTCAACATTTGCAGGGGTTAATGTAATTGTTAAATCTGCTGCTGCAGTTGCGAATCCAGCTGTAACTAAATCTGCTTGTGTAATTGTTAATACATTACCTGTAACATATCCTGTTCCTAATGCATTTACTGTTAGTACTGAAACATTTGTTCCATCTGATGTTATATCGACTGTTGCTCCTGTTCCTGTTTGTACTGTACCCCCAGTAACTGTTGTAATAGCTACTCCAGTTGCTGGACCACCTGCTCCTATTGCTAAAGCGCCACCATTAGATATAGATAATATATCTTGAGCTGTTTTTAACTGACCATCTGATAAAGCACCTGCTGGGAAAGTTAAAGCATCTAAAGCTGTGTAACCTGAACCTGATGTTGCTAGGGGAGTTGTAATAGAAGTAACTGTTTGGCCTGATACTGTAATTGAAGCTGTTAAATTTGTTCCTGTTCCTCCAACTAATGGAACTGTGTAAGATCCATCTACTGCATCTGTTGGATTTGTACCTGCATTTAAATTATCTAATAAAGTATCTACTGCTACTTTAACACCCCCATTTGTTGTTACTGCTGCGTTAAGTGTTAATCCTGTTCCTGTTCCTCCTGTAAAAGCAGGTGTTCCAGAGAATGTAGCATCTCCACCTCCACCACCTACGGCAGATCCTAATAAATTAGTTGTAGCTAAAATTTGTCCTGTTTCTTGATCATTAGCAATCTTAGAAGAAGTTGCTGGTGAAAAAGAACCTGAGGCTACTCTAGTAACAATTAGCGAAGTACCTCCATTTGAGAAGTAATTATAAGCTGAGATTGAAGTTAAGAAAGTATATTCACTTTTTTGGTTTGCCGACCCACTTTCGAAGGTAGTACCAAAATTAGCTTGATACTCACTATAAGTGGTAATAAGCCTTGGAATGTTTACTTGACCTTTTACTGTTGGTCCTATTATTGCTGCACCGGCTTGTATTGGTTGAGATGTAATCTGGGATTGATCGTTTTCTCTTGCTAATACTCCTGGGGAAATTAATGTTTCTGCCATGTTATGTAATTGTTATATTTTGATAATAAATATATGGTTTTCTGTCAAAAGTCTATTTAGTTGGAGAAAATTCACCAGTTTCTAAAGAAATAGTTCCGCTACCATATTTTTCCTCTAACTCTTTTGCTAAATCTATTTCTTCTTTTTGAATTTCGACTGCTTCCATTTTAAGTTGTTCCTTTTTTAAATTGATGTTTAAAAGTTGAAGTTCAATACTACCTAGGGCTTGTACTGTTTCATTAAACTTATTTTTTAAATCATTAACCTTTTTGATTTCTTCACTTTGTAATTTTGTCATCTTTTATACGTATTAAAACTTGTTATTAAAATTATATTATTATTAAAAACTATTAAATAGAATTAGGGAAAAATGTTACTTCTGCAAAGCCTTGTAAGTTCATATTTTCTCCTACATTACCATTAGCGCGGAATTGAAAACCGGTTGAAATGGGGAGTATTTGGATGGTTGTGTTTCCACTACCGAATGATCCCTCAGCTACTGTTGTAGGGCCTGGTGCTGTTCCAGTAATCAAAGCTTGTGGTTGATTTCCAAATGAATCTACATAAAAGGTTTGTATTTCTTCTATTATAGCTCCAACGTCAGTTGGGGATTGATTATTAGATTTACCTACAGTTAATTTTACTAAATAAGTACCAGATTGAACGGCAGATACTTGACCTAAGGAGACAGAATTACCTGCACCAGATGTAAGTATCCCATTAAGCATGTAAGTTCTTCTATAGGGCTCTATATTACCTGAAGGACCCATACCAAAATAATCTAAATTAGCATCAGATTCAGGGCTAGAATCTAACCTTGCCATAATGTGATTATTATCTGTAGGAAAATCTATTACTGGGAATGGAACAGATTGACTACTTCTATATAATGCTGTTTTCTGACTAGCAAATGCAGTAGGTATTTGGGAAGTTCCACCCCCACCATGATATAAAATACCTCCACCATATGCTTCATTTCCTCCTAAATAAATAATACCGTCACTTCCATTTGCACCTTTTACAGCTAATACTGATGAAGAATCTTGGTGGTTATTCTGCATTTGGACATATGAATGTATTTCTCCAGCTGTATATCCTAATGGGTAACTAAAAGCAGGTGATGATGAACCAATTGAGGTTTCATTGTTACTATTTATTATTATTGCTGAAGATGTTGTTCCTCCAACGCCACCTACCCCAATATTTAATGTAGCACTAGCTCCTACATTTTTATTTTGGATGTAGCTTCTTCCATTATAATCGTAAGATATATTATTAGATCCTATAACAATACTGGATACAGCACTTGAAGCTGTATAATTGCTTCCAGAAAAATTTATTGAGTGGACTGCAGATGATGATACTAAGGATGTATTGGTTACACCCCCTCTATAAAGTACAAATTCTGCTGTCGATCCACTTACAATAGTACCGTAAGAAGATGAGATATAAGTACCCCCATCATACCAAAGAGGATTTGCTGATTCAGCTGTTAAGGCATAAGATGCTGTTTCACTATAAGAAGCAGAAATTGACTCTGTTGCCCATGATGCAGTTGTTTCTAATATTTTTGTTATATTATTAAAGTTAAGATATAATGGATCGGCCATAACATCTTTATAACCTCCATCAACTGTTCCGGGCATAACTAAAACTGGATTGGTTTGATTTGCAATCATATTACTTACTTTAGCCTTATCCGTTACAGAAGCTGTTCCTATTAAATCACCATAAAAACCTACTGATGATGTTACAGAGCCACTAACTAAAAGTGTATGATTTGGTGATCCAAAACCCATCTCACCATAAGGCCAATTAATACCAACTTTTTGAAATAAATCTGACCCATTATCATTTCTAAGTACTATTGATGCATCAGAAGAAGAGTAATCTATTAAAATAGGAAACTTATTAGTTGTTTGATTTTGTAGAACAAAAGAATCAGAACTTCCTCCAGCTAACCCTAAATTCCACCTTACATCAGGATTTTTCCACCCTATAGTAGCTGAATCTGCTGCTCCAAATGCTTCTAATAAGATTGTTGGATCATTTGAAGAGTCATTTGCTTTTAAAGTTAATTTAACTCCAGCTGTTGGAGATGGTGCAGTACCAATCCCCATATGAGTATTATCTGGTAGATAAACTGAACCTGATAGTATAGAAGAACCTGTTTGGCTAAATGAGCCTGATTGTTGAATATCATAGGCTATAGTACCTGTAAAAGCATCTATAGATTGAGAAACTTCAGCGGATTTAACTACTGCTCCTGGTGTTATGCCTGTATTTGAAAGTTTAATTGCCATTCTATAATTTTGTTATAAATATCAAAGAGATTTTTCTAATTGATGGTTTATAGCAGCAATTACTGTATCTGGTGTTATTGATTTAGTACATTCAAACATTCTATCTGTATCCTTATGATCAGGACACCATTCCCAATCTCCTGCATCTAATCTTACTCTATTAAAACATCCAGAACATTTATTTTTAGGTGATGATATTCTTTCACAATCTTCAAATTCACTATAAGCTTCACTAAATCCTGATATCATTACTACAGGGGTTTTTAAAGCCCAAGCTAACCAACTTAACCCACTTCCAATACCAATAAAAGCTTTAGCATTTAACATATCATTAGCTCTTTCACTTAAAGGGTAATCTCCAGTTTTATCAATAACCCCCGTTAAAGTTCCTCCTAATTTAGAATCATGCCATTTGTCTCCTAATAATTCTTGTGTTATCATTACTACTTTATAACCTTTATTATTTAAATAATCTATTATTGTTTGCCACCCTCCTTTATAATTCCAATACTTAGCATGTGCCGACCCATGGGGTGCTATAACGACATATTTTCCTTCTATTGTAGATCCTGTATTTTTGAATGTTAGTTTTGGTTTAATTTCTGATTGGTTAACTCCTAAAATTTCACCACTACATTTTTGTAAACCATGTTTTCTAAAATCTGATATATTTTTATTATAATCTATTTTTTCATCTTCATTATAATGCCACCCAACTTCATACATAGCATATAAGTCAAATTGTTCTTCTCCAGGAGTTATAAATTTAATGTTTGGATAGTTTTCCTTAAACATACTGTTATGGAAAGTAGAAACAATTAATTCACATTGGTGCTTTTTTCTAAACTCTTCAGCAAATGGAAACCATGCTATAGTATCCCCTAAGGCTTTTGAGGCAAAATGAATATAAACTCTTTTGTTTTTTGCATTAAATTTATGTTCAAAAACAACTGTATTATTTTCTAAATCTATTACTTTAATATTATAATTTATATAATATGTTTTGTTAAATTTAGTCCACATATTATTTGTAATTTCACTTTCAAAAAGTAATTCTAATGTATTTTGGTCGTAAAATTGGATGTTATATTTTTTATCTATTTTACCTGTAATTTCTAATTTAGCCCCATTAATAAAGTTAATGTGGTAAAAGTTAGATTGAGGTTTTGGTTTAATAAGTAATTTAGATAAATTATTATATTCTTGGATTAAAATTTCTTTCATATTATATAAAATTTTTATAAATTTCTAATAAATCTTTTGTTCTGTTTTTCCAGCTTAATTCTTTTCCAGTAGCTACTGCTCTAACTTTATAATAGTCATAGTTATTTATTATATCTTTTAACCCTACTTCCATGTGAAATATATCACGTGGTGATCTCCAAGCACCATGAAAATCTGTTTCATATTCCCAATTTGCTATTATAGGTAAACCAGCAGCTGCGGCTTCAATCATAGTTAAATTTGGGTGGCCTGCTTCTAGCATTGTAGGGTGAATAAAAATATCATGTTTGTGATATAATTCTAATAATTTATTGTTGGGTGTATCAAAGACTAAGTTTAATTTTGGATAATTAAACATTTCTAAATGTTGATTAAAAAATTCTTTATTAAAGTTTGGACCTGCTATGGTTATATCTAAATTATGTTTTGCTGCTAAAGCTAATCCATATTTAAATCCTTTTCTATCATAACCCTTATCACCAGCTAAACCATTAGCTGCAACCATCAACAGTTTGGGGTTTGTTATTTTTATAGGATTTGGGTTAGGTGAAGGATAAAATTCATTAACATTAACCCCATGAGAAAAATATTGTGCTTTGGGGTGGTTAAAATAATCAACTAAAAATTTACCTGGTAGTAAGGTTAAAAGTGATCCTTCTATAGCTTTTAAATTTTCTTTAAATATATGTGAGTCTTTACCATAATGAAATGCATGGTGGTCATGAAGTTGGAATATATAGGGTATATTTCTTTCTTGTAAACCAATTGCTAAATTAGCTACATGACAATGTACAATATCAAATTCTCCAAGATTAATATGAGAAGATAATTTGTAGGTAGATTCATGGCCTAGTAATTTTTGATTATTTATAAATTCCCAAATAATTTTTTCAATTGCTCCCCAATTTTTTGGTGGGATATCTAACCCACAAGCTGGGTCTACATGGCATATTTTCATTCTCCAGCGTATATTAAAGGACTATTTTCGTCTGTTGTTTTTATTTCTTGCTCAATTATACTAAATCCTGGTAAATGTTTAGTATAAATTTTTTCTGCTGTTCCTACTTTTAATTTAGCTACATTACATACCCACATATCAAAAGCATCCCATTTTGTATTTTTAATTTTATCTTGAATAAGTTGTAATTTATTTTTATTTATTAAATAAGATTGTGCAGGTATAAATGGAGATATATTAGTGTATATGTCTTCAATTTTAGGCCCATTTAAATTACGATTTTGGTAAGGGTTGCCAAATCCTATAATGTCCTGATTATTAGATTTAGATAGATTACTAAAACGATTTAAAGCTTGTTTTAATTCATCAAATGGGGAATCAACAATAACATCCCCTTCAAAGATTAAAATATAATCATAATCTTTATTATTTTCAGACATAATAGCATTTGTGTGTGCTTTATAACACCCATAATGTCCTGGTGCTAGTTTATAATATCCTGGTTTGTCTTGAACATCTTCAGGTCTATTACAAGTATCAATTGGGGGTAAGTCAGTCCATATTTTATTTATTCTTTGTTCGTATTCTATACCTGTTGATTCACAAAATTCTTTAATATTTTTTACTGATCTTATTTCTTTTTCATTTACATCTGGTTCTGTAACTAAATGCATTAGTTTAATTTTTGGGTTGTATCTACTTCTATCTCCTTTCCAATTAAACATACCATTATTAGGCATTGTATTTAAAAAATAATCTTTATTTAAATTAAATTTATGATATTTTACACTTTCTCCAGTATTAGTATCTTTTACATCAAATGTAACTATGATGTTATCATCTAAATCATATTTTACTAAATCCCAAAATGAAAATTTTCCCCTAACTTCTAGCAATCTATCAATGATAACTTCACCATTTTTTTCTACTGTATAGTAGATATTCTTACTTTCTTTAGCATTAGAAATAGTTATCCAAGGACAAAAATGATTATCTACATCTGTAGGAAGTATAGTATAATATTCAATCATTGAATAATCCTCAAATTCAAAATACTTTTCAGCATCAGATTCAAATTTTTCTTTTGGTTCAATATAGTTATTTATATTATTTTTAAATATATGATAATATAAATTTTCAATACCATTAGATTCAGCCTCATACTTATCCATAAGACTATTATATTGATTTTCAGTTTCTATAAAATCACAATGTCTTAAAATTGCATCTGGTTTGACTGCAAAGAAATATGTATAATAACATTTACCTTCTTGTGCTTCATATTCACCAAAGAAAGTATCATGAGTATTTAATTTTTTAGATATATAATCTATATAACTACTATCTTTAAGAATATAATCAAAGTTAATATAGTATAATTTTTCAATCCCTAATTCTTTAGCAAATGTTGCTGGGTTATAGAAGGATGTATAACATGCTGGGCCGTGATATCTATCATTATCTTCACCTTTTAAATTTACATGGGTATCATATTGATCATGATACATCCAATAACCTGAGTAGAATGTATGTTTTGTTAATAAATTATTTTTTTCATAAAAAACATAATCAACCATACCCTGTAATTCCTTTGGAACAGGACAATGTGCGGATATAATTATTTTTCTATTACTGTTTTTTCTTAATGATTTAATACATTCTATTGTGGTATCTACTACTGCTTGTGTATTTGGGTAAGTACAAATCACATATGCTTCTTTTTCTTCAACATCTGGGGGTATTATAGAAGGGGTATTTAGTTGATTTTTAATTAATTTAACGTTCTTATTAAAATCTGCAAAATCTAAATAATTAATTGTATTATAGTCTTCAAAATAATTTTGATAAACTTCTAAATTATATAATAGTTGTGGTATTTGATAAGATAAAGCTTCACGTATTACTAGAGGCATTGTTTCTTTATCATTTTTACTTCCTCTAGATGTAAATAAAAATAAATCCATTGATTGATAGAAATTATTTACATCAGTTCGTTCACCCCACCAAGTTAAATTAGTTGGTTTATTTTCCATTAAAGGTTCCCAATACCATTTAAAATTATCTGCCTGGTTTCCTACACTATGAAATTCATATTCAGGTAATGCTTCAGCATATTCAAAAAATTCTTTTTGGTTTTTTCTAGAAGTAAATAAACCTATATGTAATATATGTTTTTTTGATGGGTCGAGATTTAAGCGTTTTAACGCATTTTCTCTATTAGGTCTGGGGATATATTCAATTGGGTATTCTACCAGTATTTTAGGTATATCTATGTTTTTATACTGTTCTATTTGCCAGTTTGACACAAACATAAACTTATCTGGTGAGAATATTTTAGTGTCTGTATCCATAGAAGAATCATGTGATGTTTCTACTAAAAAATAACTTCTATTTACATCATATAACTTTCGAGCTATATCATCATCCATAAAATACTCAGGAATTTCTTCTAAATGAATAATGTCTGGTGTAATCCTATCTATAATATTAAATAATTCACTTTTATCTTCTTCAAGTGTAAAAAATTTATTATTATCTACTAATTCTAATATTTTATTTTTGGTTACAACTAATTTCCCCCCAGTACAATCTACCCATTCTACTACATATACTTCAAACTCATCTTTAATAAGTTCAATTTTTTTAGTTAAATATTGTGGGAGTCCTCCTGTTGAAAGATGAGGCGCTATAAATAAGATTTTCTTCATATAACTATTTTTTAAAACTACTTGACAATATAATAAATATTAATTACATATCCAAACTATTGTTAAATACCATTAATTTCACTTATGTCTGCTATAGCTACACCATTAACTTCCCCCATGTCACTACTTGCCACTCCATTCATGTCTCCGGCTGACCATCCTGCTATGTAATTTAAAGTTAATGTCCATCTTGATCTTTGTGTTGCATTTGACATATCACCTAAATAAAAACCATCAAATCCAATACCTGAGGGTTGAACATTTTGAAAATCATAATTATGGTCTATAATACCAACTCCAAAATTATTTCCATTTTGTATTGCTACTATTGCTGAACTATTTAGGGTTATTTGTTGGAAACCTGTGGTTTGTGCCCAATTTGTAGAATTACTATAAGCTACAAAAGAAGTAGAAAGAAATTGACTTAAACTTAATGTTGTGTTTGAATTATTACTAAAAGCAGTACTACTATCTACTGCTATTACTGGAAGTGCTAAAGCAGTTACCCCTGCCGTTGTAGGACAAGTTAATTCTGCTGAAGTTATTAAAACGCTTTGGTAGGCTGTTACATCATACCATATATAATTTCTATATAAGCTATATGATCCTCTACTACCTCCAGTCCAAGCAACACCAATACTTTTAGTAGAATTACCTGTTTGAGACACATTTCCTGAAACTGGTGTGCCTGTTCTAATAGAAGTCCAGGAACCTACACCCGTTCTTCTAATATTACCTAAAGCATAGTTAGAGCTGTTTGTAGTATATGGGGCTAAATTTACTTGAGGCATATTTTTATGAAATTAAGATCCATGTTGGTTCTGGGTTGAAATATAAAACATTAGTTTCTATGGAATGTCCTACTAATCTTACATAATCACCAGTAACAAATCCTGTTAATGATTGTGTGAAACCCCCAGGTGTTCTTGAAACATAAACTGGTGCTCCAACAGTAAAACTAAAAGTCTTAGATTTAATCATACCTCTTAATATAACATCAACCAATACTCCGGTTGCCTTATATGCAACACCCAATAAATTCTTTGTTGATGATAAATCAGCATCTGCTTCATCCCAATTACCAGCACTGTTTAAAGCTACTAATTCAAATTGAGTTACTCCACCTGCATTCCCCCCACCAGTATAAAATTCCCCAGTAAAACCATCTGCACCTGGGATTAGATATTCAATAAATCCTGTACCATTAATTGCACTTGTATTAGTTAAGTCTGGTTGGTTTTTACCTATTTGGAATGGGTTTGTAATACCTAATGAAAAATCTGTATTTAATGTAAATGGTGATGCTTGTGTATAATTTGCTCCATTTATCTTAATATTTGCAGCATAATCTAATGATGTATTATCATCAACCCAAACCTCTAAAGGTGTTCCACTCGCTCCTGAGGCACCGTTTATACCTGATGTACCACTTGTACCATTTTTACCTGAAGTACCTGAAGTACCTGATGTACCTGATGTACCTGATGATCCTGAAGTACCATCTTTTCCTGATGTACCAGATGTACCTGATCCACCTGAAACACCACCAGCACCACCTACACCACTTGAACCAGTTGTACCTGATGATCCTGAAGTACCTGACGTACCTGCTGTTCCGTTTTTACCGCTTGTACCTGAAGTACCTCCTGATCCTGAAGTTGCACTTTTACCTGAGGTTCCTGCTGTTCCATCTGCTCCTGATTTACCTGAAGTACCTGCTGATCCTGAAGTATTAGATTTACCTGATGTTCCTGCTGTTCCATCTGCTCCTGATTTACCGCTTGTACCTGCCGTACCCGTTGAACCTGAAGTATTTGATTTACCTGAAGTTCCTGCTGTTCCATCTGCTCCTGATTTACCTGAAGTACCTGAAGTACCTGTAGAACCTGAAGTGTTTGATTTACCTGAGGTTCCTGCTGTTCCATCTGCTCCTGATTTACCTGAAGTACCTGCTGATCCCGAAGTATTTGATACACCTGAAGTACCTGCTGTTCCATCTGCTCCTGATTTACCTGAAGTACCTGCTGATCCTGAAGTATTTGATACACCTGAAGTACCTGCTGTTCCATCTGCTCCTGACTTACCTGAAGTACCTGTAGAACCTGAAGTATTAGATTTACCTGATGTTCCTGCTGTTCCATCTGCTCCTGATTTACCTGAAGTACCTGCTGTACCCGTTGAACCTGAAGAACCTGATGTACCTGAGGTACCTGAGGTATTTGATTGACCTGATAGGCCTCTTGTACCGTTAGTACCTGAGGAACCTGAAGTACCGGATGTTCCTGAAGTGTTTGATTTACCACTTGTTCCTGCTGTTCCATTTTTACCTGAAGTACCTGATGTACCTCCTGATCCTGAAGTTGCACTTTTACCTGAAGTACCTGCTGTTCCATCTGCTCCTGACTTACCTGAAGTACCTGAAGTACCTCCTGATCCTGAAGTTGCACTTTTACCTGATGTTCCGGCTGTTCCATCTTTTCCTGATTTACCGCTTGTACCTGCCGTACCTGTTGAACCTGAAGAACCTGATGTACCTGAGGTACCTGAGGTATTTGATTGACCTGATAGGCCTCTTGTACCATTAGTACCCGAGGAACCCGAAGTACCTGATGTACCTGAAGTGTTTGATTTACCACTTGTTCCTGCTGTTCCATTTTTACCTGAAGTACCATTTGTACCTGAACTTCCTGAAGTATTTGATACACCTGAAGTTCCAGCAGTACCATTTTTACCTGAAGTACCTGAAGTACCTGATGATCCACTTGTAGCGCTTTCGCCACTTTCACCACTACCCCCATCTATACCTGATGATCCTGATGTACCTGATGATCCTGATGTATTTGATTTACCTGAGGTTCCTGCTGTTCCATCTGCTCCTGATTTACCTGAAGTACCTGCTGATCCTGAAGTTGAACTTTTACCTGATGTTCCTGCTGTTCCATCTGCTCCTGATTTACCTGAAGTACCTGTAGAACCTGAAGTATTTGATACACCTGAAGTACCCGCAGTACCATCTTTTCCTGATTTACCGCTTGTACCTGCTGTACCTGTTGAACCCGAAGAACCTGATGTACCTGAGGTATTTGATTGACCTGATAGGCCTCTTGTACCATTAGTACCTGATGATCCTGAAGTACCTGATGTACCTGAAGTATTTGATTTACCGCTTGTACCTGCTGTTCCACTTTTACCGGAAGTACCACTTGTACCTGTAGAACCTGAAGTATTTGATTTACCTGAAGTTCCTGCTGTTCCATCTGCTCCTGATTTACCTGAAGTACCTGAAGTACCTCCTGATCCTGAAGTATTAGATTTACCTGAGGTTCCTGCGGTTCCATCTGCTCCTGACTTACCTGAAGTACCTGTAGAACCTGAAGTATTTGATACACCTGAAGTTCCTGCTGTTCCATCTGCTCCTGATTTACCGCTTGTACCTGCCGTACCCGTTGAACCTGAAGAACCTGATGTACCTGAGGTATTTGATTGACCTGATAGGCCTCTTGTACCGTTAGTACCTGATGATCCCGAAGTACCTGATGTTCCTGAAGTATTTGATTTACCTGAGGTTCCTGCTGTTCCATTTTTACCTGAAGTACCATTTGTACCTGAACTTCCTGAAGTATTAGATTTACCTGAGGTTCCTGCTGTTCCGTTTTTACCGCTTGTACCTGATGTACCTCCTGATCCTGAAGTTGCACTTTTACCTGAAGTACCTGCTGTTCCATCTGCTCCTGATTTACCTGAAGTACCTGATGTACCTGCTGAACCACTTGTTGCACTTACACCACTTGTACCTGATGTACCATCAACTCCACTCGTTCCTGAAGTACCTGAAGTTGCGCTTAAACCACTTTCACCTGCTACTCCGTTTGAGCCACTTGTACCCGAAGTACCTGTTGTTCCTGAAGTTGAACTTTTACCACTTGTACCTGCTACTCCACTTTTACCGGAAGTACCTGCTGTACCTGTTGAACCCGAAGAACCTGATGTACCTGAGGTATTTGATTGACCTGATAAACCTCTTGTACCATTAGTACCTGATGATCCTGAAGTACCTGATGTACCTGATGTATTTGATTTACCGCTTGTACCTGCTGTTCCACTTTTACCGGAAGTACCTGCTGTACCTGCTGATCCTGAAGTTGAACTTAAACCTGAGGTTCCTGCTGTTCCATTTTTACCGGAAGTACCTGAAGTACCCCTTGATCCTGATGTACCTGATGTACCTGATGTACCTGATGTACCACTTAAATTACTTTCACCTGAGGTTCCTGCTGTTCCATCTGCTCCTGAAGTACCTGAAGTTCCTGAACTTCCTGAAGTTGAACTTAAACCTGAGGTACCTGAAGTTGAACTTTTACCTGAAGTACCATTTGTACCTGCTGATCCTGAAGTACCTGATTTGCCTGATGTACCTGAAGTGCCATCTTTTCCTGATTTACCTGAAGTACCTGCTGTACCACTTGAACCTGCAGTACCACTTAAACCTGATGTGCCTGAAGTTCCATCTACACCTGAAGTTCCTGAGGTTCCTGAAGTTGCACTTAGGCCACTTTCTCCTGCCACTCCGTTTGAACCACTTGTACCTGAAGTACCTGTTGTTCCTGATGTATTTGATTTACCACTTGTTCCTGCTGTTCCATTTTTACCACTTGTACCTGAAGTACCACTTGATCCTGAAGTTGAACTTAAACCTGAGGTTCCTGAAGTTCCACTTTCACCTGATGTACCTGATGTACCTGAAGTACCTGAACTTCCTGAAGTATTTGATTTACCTGATGTACCAGCAGTACCATCTTTTCCTGATTTACCACTTGTACCTGAAGTACCTGAACTTCCTGAAGTTGAACTTAAACCTGAGGTTCCTGAAGTTCCACTTTCACCTGATGTACCTGATGTACCTGATGAACCTGATGTTGCACTATTTCCACTTGAACCTTTTGTTCCATTTGTTCCGTCTGTTCCTGAAGTACCGCTAGTACCGGATGAACCACTTCCTCCACTTTCACCACTTGTACCTGAAGTACCATCTACACCTGAAGTTCCTGAGGTTCCTGAAGTTGCACTTAGGCCACTTTCTCCTGCTACCCCATTTGAACCTGATGTACCATTTGTTCCTGTTGAACCTGAAGTTCCTGATTTACCACTTGTTCCTGCTGTTCCATTTTTACCTGAAGTACCATTTGTACCTGCTGATCCTGAAGTTGAACTTTTACCACTTGTTCCTGCTGTGCCGTTTTTACCTGATTTACCTGATGTACCTGAAGTACCTGCTGAACCTGAAGTACCACTTTTACCACTTAAACCTGACGTACCATTTGTTCCGGTTTCACCTGAAGTACCTGATGTACCTGCTGAACCACTTGTTGCACTTACACCACTTGTACCTGATGTACCATTTTCGCCTGAAGTACCTGAAGTACCTCTTGAACCTGATGTACCTGATGTACCAGATGTACCTGATGTACCACTTAAATTACTTTCACCTGATGTTCCTGCTGTACCATCAGCACCACTTGTACCTGAAGTACCTGATGAACCGCTTGTTGCACTTACACCTGAAGTTCCTGAGGTGCCATCTACACCTGAAGTTCCTGAAGTTCCTGAAGTTGCACTTAAGCCACTTTCACCTGCTACTCCATTTGAACCTGATGTACCTGAAGTACCTGTCGAACCTGAAGTTGCACTTTCTCCGCTTGTTCCTGCTGTGCCTGATTCACCTGATGTACCTGAAGTACCTGTCGAACCTGAAGTACCTGATGTACCTGAAGTATTTGATTTACCTGATAAACCTCTTGTACCATTAGTACCTGAGGAACCTGAAGTACCTGATGTACCTGAAGTATTTGATTTACCTGAAGTTCCGTTTGTTCCTGTTTTACCTGAAGTACCTGATGTACCTGATGATCCTGAAGTTGCACTTTTTCCTGAAGTTCCGTTTGTTCCATCTGCTCCTGAAGTACCTGAAGTACCTCCTGATCCTGAAGTTGCACTTAAACCTGAAGTTCCGTTTGTTCCATCTGCTCCTGATGTACCTGATGTACCTGATGAGCCACTTGTACCACTAATGCCACTTGTACCTGAAGTTCCATCTACTCCTGAAGTTCCTGAAGTACCTGAAGTTGCACTTAAGCCACTTTCACCTGCTACTCCGTTTGAACCTGAAGTACCATTAGTACCCGTTGATCCTGATGTTGCACTTTTACCTGATGTACCATTTGTTCCAGTTTCACCTGAAGTACCTGAAGTACCTGATGAACCACTTGTTTTACTTTCTCCTGATGTTCCTGCAGTACCTGATTCACCTGAAGTACCACTAGTACCTGAAGAACCACTTGTACTACTTTCACCTGATGTTCCTGCTGTTCCATCTGCTCCTGAAGTACCTGAAGTTCCTGATGAACCTCCAGTTCCGCTTACACCACTTGTACCTGATGTACCATCTACACCTGAAGTTCCTGAAGTACCTGAAGTTGCGCTTAAACCGCTTTCCCCTGCTACTCCATTTGAGCCACTTGTACCATTTGTTCCTGTTGAACCGCTTGTTGCACTTAAACCTGATGTACCATTTGTTCCTGTTTCACCTGAAGTACCTGAAGTACCTGCTGAACCACTAGTTCCGCTTTTTCCGCTTTTTCCTGAAGTTCCTTTTGTTCCCTCTGCTCCTGAAGTACCTGATGTACCTGATGAACCTGAAGTTGCACTTAGACCACTTGTTCCTGATGTTCCATCTGCTCCTGAAGTACCACTAGTACCTGATGAGCCACTTTCGCCACTTTCGCCACTTGTACCTGAAGTTCCATCTGCTCCTGAAGTTCCTGAAGTTCCTGAAGTTGCACTTAAGCCACTTTCACCTGCTACCCCATTTGAACCTGATGTACCTGAAGTACCTGTTGAACCTGAAGTTGCACTTAAACCTGATGTACCTGATGTTCCATCTGCTCCTGAGGTACCGCTTGTTCCTGAAGATCCTGAAGTTTCGCTTTCTCCTGATGTTCCTGCAGTACCTGATTCACCTGAAGTACCGCTTGTTCCTGTTGAACCTGAAGTTGAACTTAAACCACTTGTACCATTTGTTCCATCTGCTCCTGAAGTACCTGATGTACCTGATGAACCTCCTGTACCACTTACACCTGAAGTTCCTGAGGTGCCATCTACACCTGAAGTTCCTGAGGTTCCTGAAGTTGCACTTAGGCCACTTTCTCCTGCTACCCCATTTGAACCTGATGTACCATTTGTTCCTGTTGAACCTGAGGTTGCACTTTCTCCTGATGTGCCATTTGTTCCACTTTCACCTGAAGTACCTGATGTACCTGCTGAACCACTTGTAGCACTTTCACCTGATGTTCCTGCAGTACCAGATTCTCCTGAAGTACCTGAAGTACCTGAAGTACCTGATGATCCTGAAGTTGCACTTAAACCTGAAGTTCCGTTTGTTCCATCTGCTCCTGAAGTACCACTTGTTCCTGATGAACCACTTGTTCCGCTTTTTCCGTTTGTTCCAGATGTACCATCAACTCCACTTGTTCCTGAAGTACCTGAAGTTGCACTTAAGCCACTTTCACCTGCTACTCCGTTTGAGCCACTTGTACCATTTGTTCCTGTTGAACCACTTGTTGCACTTAAACCTGATGTACCTGATGTTCCATCTGCTCCTGAAGTACCGCTTGTTCCTGAAGATCCTGAAGTTTCACTTTCTCCTGATGTTCCTGCTGTGCCTGATTCACCTGAAGTACCACTAGTACCTGATGAGCCGGATGTTGCACTTTCTCCTGAAGTACCTCTTGTTCCATCTGCTCCTGAAGTACCTGAAGTTCCTGATGAACCTGCTGTACCACTTACACCTGAAGTTCCTGAGGTGCCATCTGCACCACTGGTTCCTGATGTACCACTTGTAGCACTTAAGCCACTTTCTCCGGCAACACCATTTGAACCTGAAGTTCCATTTGTTCCTGTAGAACCACTTGTTGCACTTTTACCTGATGTACCTGATGTTCCATCTGCTCCTGAGGTACCACTAGTACCTGAAGAACCACTTGTACTACTTTCACCTGATGTTCCCGCAGTACCAGATTCTCCTGAAGTACCTGAAGTACCACTTGAGCCTGATGTTGCACTTTCTCCTGATGTACCTCTTGTTCCATCTGCTCCTGAAGTACCACTTGTTCCTGAAGAACCACTTGTTGCACTTAAACCTGAAGTACCTGATGTACCATCTGCACCACTGGTTCCTGATGTACCACTTGTAGCACTTAAGCCACTTTCTCCTGCTACTCCGTTTGAACCTGATGTACCTGAAGTACCTGTTGATCCTGAAGTAGCGCTTTCTCCTGAAGTTCCGCGTGTTCCATCTGCTCCTGAAGTACCTGAAGTACCACTTGAGCCTGATGTTGCACTTTCTCCGCTTGTTCCTGCTGTGCCTGATTCACCTGAAGTACCACTAGTACCTGATGAGCCGGATGTTGCACTTTCTCCTGACGTACCTCTTGTCCCATCTGCTCCTGAAGTACCTGATGTACCTGAAGTACCACTTGTACCACTTGAACCTGAAGTACCTCTTGTTCCATCTGCTCCTGAAGTACCTGATGTACCACTTGAGCCTGATGTTGCACTTTCTCCTGATGTACCTACTGTGCCGCTTTCACCTGAAGTACCTGAAGTACCACTTGAGCCTGATGTTGCACTTTCTCCGCTTGTTCCTGCTGTGCCTGATTCACCTGAAGTACCACTTGTTCCTGAAGAACCACTTGTTGCACTTAAACCTGAAGTACCGTTTGTTCCGTTTTCACCTGATGTACCTGAAGTACCTGATGTACCTGATGTACCTGAAGTAGCACTTTCACCTGATGTTCCTGAAGTACCAGATTCTCCTGAAGTACCATTTGTTCCTGTTGAACCTGATGAACCACTTGTACCTGAAGTACCAGATTGGCCTGCTGTACCACTTGAACCTGAAAATCCACTAGTACCACTAGTTGCATTTACATATCCTATAAGACCTGTTGAAGGGTTATATGTTAATAATTCAGGTCTATCTTGTATTGGAGCTGATATTATAGAAAAATCATCTCCGGTACCACTTACATCAAATGTACTACTACCGGTTACTGCGAATCCACCTGGAACACCCCCAACTGATCCTGTTATTTGTGCTGATCCTGAAAATGGAAAAGCATTACCTCCACCAACACCACCATCTGCTAATGTAGGACCTACATATTGGTATGCTGATAAAACGACAGTATCTCCGGTTGATGGTGAGACTGAATTATCTACGAATTGTATTACACCTGTTTTATAATCAAATTGATAAAAAGCTGAATCTTGTTCAGTACCATTTACTCTAACAGTAACATTATATCCAGGTGTACCGTTTCCTGCGGGTACATTATCCTCAGTATTTTTAAATGTTAAGGAAGCATCTGAATATTTTGGTGATAAAAAGTTTGTTTGTTGTCCATCCTGTATAATTTGAGGAGTAACAGCTATTGTAGGATCATGTGCTGATTTTGATATAAAGAAAAATACTTCTGTTTTACTACCATTAACAACCGATGATGGTGTTAATTGATGTTGGAAGTGAAACTTTACAATATCAACAGCTGTTAAAGCTGAACCTGATTCTATTGTATCTTGGTTCTGTCCACTACCAGAATATGGTAAATTATTTAAGGGAACAAAATTTTCTCTTATATAAACATCACCAGCATTAATGTCGAGAGTTCTTGTGAATGCCTCCTGAGCATCAGTACTCTGCTCCATTGTATATCTCTTACTCTGGAGTAATCTATTCGACTTTTTTATTTTATCTAATGCCATTCTATATCTTTATTCTTTTACGTAATCGTTATGTCTATATCTTCTACTGGAACTGGGTCTCCTTTATATCTTATTATAACTATAAAGTCCTGTGTTAACTGATCTAAAGTCATACCATTTCCATTTAAAAGAGGAAATTCATAACTTGTACCAGCTCCACTTCCTCTTACTGTACCTGTTTTACAAGCATATAAATCAATTGGATCACTAAATGGATTTGTAAAATTATTATTTGTTATACCTATTTGTAAAGCATCTCCTACGGTTGTTGCAGGATCAAATATTCTTGGATTTGTATAAGCTTGTGCACCCGAACCTGAAAACAAAAATGCTACTGATACCCCATTAGCTGTGCTATCCCACGTATTTAAAGCTGCACCAAAACTAGCTGTTACATCACTTGCTCCTGTTGTTAAATCTCTTTGAAATGCTCTTGAATAATATTGATAAGTATTTGCACCAGCGTTTGCAGGAGTCCAATAACCATATGTTCCTCCTGGGGTTACTAAATATCCTGGTTTTATTTGTAATTCTAAGGGTTGTTGAACATACTCTGCATACACACCCGTTGCCAATTTTGTTCCACTAGCATAGGATCCTGTTAATAAATCATCATCAATAACTATTCTATAATCTTCTCCTGAAAATTGTTCTGTAAATATTGTATTACTTGAAGCCCCAGTTAAGGTGCCACCATCATATCCTTGAGCTCTACCGTAGTAACCCATAGAACCTGACAGTACATTTTGTCCATATGCCCCTGGGTCAAAATAAGCATAAGTATTAGTAAATACGGTATTTAACGATCCTCCAAATTCTCTACCTTTTGTTGTTGTTATAAATGTTGTTGTGCCAAATCCGGTTTGGTTGATATTATCAGCCCCTCCTGATCCTGCATTAAATGCTAAACTTGCTGTCAAATAAACAACATCTCCTTGACTTGGTATAGTTCCTACAGTTCTAACAACACCCCCACTAGAATATATAAAATTAGAAGTTTGAACAGTACCCCCATTTGTACTTCCATTTCTAGTTCCACCTGTTGGGTTAGAGGGGGTTACTAAAGAATCTGTTTCTGTAATTGAAGCAAATGTAGGTTGTGCTGAAAATAAAGGATTGAAATATCCTGTAAGATGAGATCCTTCTTTAAAATTTGATGTTAATAATAAAGGAGCTCCTGAAAGTGATCTTGAGGTTGCTGATAAAGATGAACTTTGTCTAGTATTAAAACCTACTGTTTGAGAAAAATCACTAGTTTGTACTTCCGACCAAAATATTTCAGTATCTTGATCATAAAAAGTAGTATAATTAGAAGAACCTGATTGTACTCCTATTGATGAAGATAATCTATACCAACCTGTAGCCTCTTTTGTTGTGAAAGAAATACCCCCATTATATAAATTATTTTGGAAAATCGTAGCAAATTTACCATCTTGATATTTTATATCTAATCCTCCTACTGTAGGTATTGCCCCAATAGTTTGACCTGATGTTGTATTAAAAGGTGGTGGGGTTTTTACTAAAGTATATTGTTGTTCATCTACTACTGTTTGGGTTTTTGCAGAGTTATCAGCAAAAATTCTTCTTAAAGAACCTGATGTTGTAAATGAAGAACTTACTAATCCTAAATTGAATAATTGGAAAGAAGGATCATAAGATGATGAGGGGCATGTAGTCGAACCAGCTGCAACTGATGTATATTTTATATTATAGCCTGAATTATTATAAATTGGGGTAATTCCTTGAAATACACTTTGTCCTGCTATAGCCCATCCTTTTCCTTGCAAATATAATAAAATGGGGTCGGTTGTAGAATTGGGTACATAACCCGTAACCCCACCAGTTCCATTTGAAGCAATTGTTTCAGAAGTACCAGAATAATAACGAGCATTTGGGGAAGTATCTGGGGATGATGCACTTAATTGTGTTGCAATAAACCTTAAAATTTCTGCTGTATCTGTATTTTGGTCATAGTTATTAAATACCGATCCTTCTAAATCTGTCTGCCATGCTTTTGATGTTGGGTAACCTACATTATCCGTATAATGCCATACTGATTGGCTAAACATCATTCCATACTTAGCTACATTACCTCCAGTGCCATCATTGTTTGGGTTTTGTGTAACGCCTATAGTAGTATACTCAGATTCTTGGTAAGTACTGGCTGTAACTTGTAATGAAGAGGTTGCAAAATATATATCTGTAGCTCCTAATAATTGGAATATTCCTGTTCCAGAACCACCACCACCACCACCTCCTTGGATATTAATATCAACTTGGTTTGTTGTTGGGGAGTTTGTTATACTAGCTATACCATCTCCTAAAAAATTTAGAGTTTGAACACCATTACTTATTAAAGTACTTCCACTTTCAATTGTAACTCCTGTAAATCCCGGAACATTTTGTAAATCTATACTATGTGTTACACTACTACTTGCAAAAAAGAATTGAAGGTCAGTACCAGACAGAGAACTAGAGTAGTAGAGTGACTGAAAATTGCCATCTACTTCTGCGAATGTTAACTCGGAACCTTTGTTCTGTCTTAATATTATACCCATCTAATTTTATTTATAAATATTATAAAAAACAGTATTATTTCCCAGATTTTGGAAATTCTGTAAAATTATTATCCGTTTGAATACTAAGACGGGAATTATCTAATTTTTTTCTTTGGTTTAACTCTTCTATACTTTGTACTGTTTCCATATTAAATATAATTTGTGTTGGGGTATTGAATTTTTTTATTGCGTTTAATTGTTTTTGGACTGTGTCAGGAACTAAATAACCATATAATTTTAGGCTAAATGTTGCTTTAACTGATCTTTCTCCTTTTTGTTCTACTTGTACAGGTGTAGCAAAATTATCTATTCTAGCTCTAAATTGATATCTTTCAGGATTGCCCCAATAAGAATCTGAAGCATAGTTAATAGCTTCGACTATTTTATTTAATTGTTCTATATAGTAAGTAGCAACAATAAAATCATAAGTAATATTTACATAGTCAGGTACTACTACTGCATAATTAACCTTATCAGGTCTTTTATTATTTAGTATATCAAAATTATCATAAGCATTACTAACACTATATTGTTTTTGAAAAATATTTACATTATGTGGGTTATTTGCATCTAATTTATTAGCTATATTTCTAACTTTTTCAATATTGTTACGTTTAAAAGTAATTAAAGGTAACATAATTTTACCTTTTTTATCTCTATAATACCCATCTTTTTGTACCTGCTTCCACCTTTCAGGAGAACCATAAATAAATGGTACTTGTTGTACTGCCCCATTTTGTATTACGGTAGGTTGAATTACTTCTTCCATATAATAAGCAATAGCTTCATCTATATCTTTAATTCCTAAACTAAAAGGTTTAGTAGTATCATCTCTAAATGATACTTGGTTACCTCTATTAGGAGTATCAGCATTATTAGGATTACCTGTATCTGAAAAACCAGGAGAACCAGCTGGTGGGCTGTATGGATCAATTTGAGAATTTAATATTTCTCTTTGAGTTTTAGGTGTTGGTATTTTTCCTCTTTTAGCCATTTAGTGATGGGTTTGAATTATTTCCAGTATACAATCTTTCTTGTGTAATACCAACCTTATCAGCAGGTACATAATGTGTTTCAACTATAATTGAAACTGAAGTTCCAAAATTTTCTAAGCCTGGGTTTTGTAATTGAGGTGAATTAGGATAATCTGGATTTTTACCCATAAAATATTGGTTAGCATTTACATTATCTACTTCATAATATCCTTCATTATATAAAATTATATCTCCAACTTCAGGAACTAAATCAGCTCCATATTGATAGTTTGTAGGTGCAAAATCTAAATTAAATTCTTTCATTTTTCCTAATAAATCATCTCTTAAAAATTTAAAGGTAGCACCCCAAGTAAAGTCAGTACCTAAATCTGTTTCAGGAAATTCTTCATTTGATCTTTCAATTAGACAATTTAGTAAAACAGGACCCATGTAGAATTTTTCCTCTGCTGCTTCTCCATATATGTTTACTTTAGTTTCTTCTAACTTAAACTTATAAAAAGAACATTGCTGAGTAATGATGTCTGCCATTAACTCTCTATTTAGATGTCTAAATAAACTTATGTCTCTTGCTCCTCCAAATAATGCCATATTATCCTATATAAATTGGAAATGGAACCTTGCCTAATTCTTTTTCAATGAAATCGCTTTCGGCTGTTCTTCTTTCTAGTAATTTTTCTCTTGATGTTTCTCCTAAATAAGCCCTTAACCTATCAATTAATCTTTCTTTTTCTCCAGTAGCTGCTGTAATTAAATCATTTGCATTTAGTGTAACATTATCCCCAGGGACTGGTACTACTTGATATTTACCTCTAACATACCCTAACATTTCTTTACATAAAGCTAAAGCATATTCAAATATCCAACTTCTACCTACTGAGTTAATATCATCGTAATTTGGGTTTTTATAAGGTACATCATATATATTAGTAATAGTACTACTTCCACCTACTACAAAGGAAGCTGAAGATCTTTCTGAGTTAAGAATATATTCAAAGTATAATTTTGGGACTGATCCATCGGGTATTGGGAAAATTCTTAAATTATTGTTATGCATTTCAAAAGAATAATTTGCTCTTCTGATCATATCATTAAATTCTATTTGTTGGATAACTTGTAAATCATAATTAATAGGCATTAACATGAAATTTACACCAGCAGGAGAAAATCCATCCCAACCAAAAGTATCCATCATATCCATAGTACCCATTCCTGCTCCTACATAAGGATCAAAAAATCTTAACATTGCAGGTGGAGCTTCATAAAAAACTCTCATAATTTCTATATCATGATCCTTATAATGTGGTATAGTATCCTTTGCCCATTCTTCTAAATTATAATCTTGTACTGATTTTGTTAAATTAACATGACCTGTATGCCAGTCAACATTACCACCAGTACCAGCTTCAACCCCATATTGTTCTGACATTTGGATTATTCTTCCTAGATTTGGAACAACAACTGAATTTTCAATATCCATAGTAGAAGCATCTGCTCCTTCTAAGGTTAAATAATTATCTCTAATTTTAAACCCGTATAATTCATTAGCATATATTGTTACTGCTTCTTCAAAAGCAGCATAAAAGTTTAAATCTTGAAGTTCAACATCCACAATAGGATATCCTAATCTTCTTGCTGCAAAAGTTGAAAATTTATCTGCGTCTATTTGGAATTCAGGATCATTATCATAAAACCCAAAAGGTGTATCTCCTGGGTGGAATGAACTAGATCCGGGCCATATTGGTATATTTGCCATAGTTTTTTATTTATGCGTTATCTGAGTTAACAACTACGTATTCAACATCCATCCTTTCTGTTTCAGCATACACAGAAACAAATTCTATATCTTGCTCAAAGAAGCCGTTAAATGTACTTCCTGTAACTTGAGGACTTGAAAACATTAAAGATGATGTAGGTAATACATCCATCGTCCAGTAACTTCTTGCTCCATTTTCTGTAAAATCATTTAAGGTTAAAGTAAATACGGCATCTGTTGAATTACCTATTTCAGCACCATTTACTGTAATTGTTTCTCCTACTTCATACCCACTTCCACCTGCTGCTATTTTTGCTTGAAATACGTTTGTATTTATATTACTACTAGTTAAGGCTAACATAGATGCTGCAGATGAATCAGCAACATCATCTGCTATTAATGTATTAGTATAATCTGAACTTACTACTCCAAACCCTACATTAGTTAGTTGATCTTGAGATATTGTAATTGTTTGATTTTCCAAATATCCTGTTCCTATATTTACTGGTTTTACTACTGTAATTACACCACCATCTGACTTTACACTAACTGTACCACCTTGACCTGTAGCTGTATAAACTGCTATTTCTCTTGTTATATTATTTGTTACATTAGGAATTAAACCGTTATTAGTAAAAGGTTGATTTGTTACTAATTGTCCCGTTCCTAAATCTCCGCTTGCAATTGTTAATAAATCTCCTACTACATATCCTCTTCCAGGATTTAATACCATTACAGTTGATAATGTTGGTGTAGATGGATTTGCTCCTGTAACTACTGCTTGAGCTGTTGCTCCAGTACCGCTACCTCCTATTAAATTAACATTATAAGTTCCAGTAGCACAATCATCGGGTGCAATATTTAATCCTAAACTTTGACTCATTATTAAAGATGAAGAAATAACAACATCTAATGTCATCCCACTACCACTAACACTTGCTGTAGTTGGTACACCTGCGTATAACCCAATTACACCCCCAACACCACCGCTTGTATAAGATGAAGTTAAATCCGTACCTATAACGCCTATCCCATCAGGTGACTTTGATGATGTAAAAGAAACTGCTAATGAAGATGTTGTGTCTAAATTAGTAATCCTAGCATATTTCATACTACTTGATGGAAAAGTTCCTGCTGAAGGTCTTACCCCATTGACATTAAATAAATCAATTGGAGTTTGAGCTGGTATTGTAACTATTCTTCTATCTACATTAGTAATATTCCCTAATGTAAAAAATGTTTCATTTGTAGTTTTAATACCCTTAACTACGTGTTCCTCCTTTATTTTAATCTGAAATGCTGATGGAGTAAGTATTGATGCCATAATTATTTTTGTTATAAATATATAAAAAAAGAGGCTTAATTGCTAAGCCCCTTTTAAATTTTTAGGACTATCGCCTAGCTTTTCCGCTAGTGCCGGAGGATCCTTTAATAATCCCCCTACTTTCAGCTTCTTCATAAATTTCAATCAAGTTATCCACAATTGGGTCTCTATGATTTTGCATTAAAGTAATAGAACACATATTTTTTACTTTACGAGCTGCTGAGTATAAAAATCTAAAACCAGATTCTCGTTTTGATTTCAAATCAACTTGGTGGTCATCACCACAAATAATCATTTTTGATCTTAATCCTATTCGGGTTGAAATCATTTCCATTTGTTCATGAGTAACATTCTGAGCTTCATCTACAATAATACAAGAGTCTAAAAAGGTTCTTCCTCTCATAAATGCTAAAGGAACTATTTCTACTTTGCCATCCTCAATTAATTTTTCTACTTTTACCTTATCATATAAGGCATACATATTTTGGTAAATAGGTTGAATCCAAGGATCCATTTTTTCTCTTAAATCCCCAGGTAAAAATCCTATTTCTTCTTTTGAAACTGTAGGTCTAGTAATGATTATTTTTGAATAGTGTCTTCGTATAAGACCATCTAAAGCAACTTGACATGCTAGGAGTGTTTTTCCAGATCCTGCTCTTCCGGCTAATAGGGTTAATGTGTTATCTAATATTTTTTGTTTGGCTTCTTTTTGTTCCTCGTTTAAACTTATTTTGAATTTTATTGGGTTCTTCACAGTTCTTTGTTTTCTGTGTACTTCGTCTGTGTGGGGTTTTGAAGGCATTTTTGAGTGTGGTTTATTTTAATTAATTTATCAAGACCAGCATTTACATGCATTGTATTATCTAATACAGTCTCAAACTCATATCTAGAATCTAGAGGTAGAACTAAATCTACTTGGGAACCCCATCTAATTAAACTGAATCTTTCGTTTTGGACACAAAGATCATTTTGTTGTTTAAAAGGGGCTATTACATTTACATCTTCATCGGCAATTTGTATTAAATGGTATGTATAATCCAAAGAGGGAACATACACTTGGTTAGACATTCTTTCATTGTATTTTAAATACGCCATGTTGTTAGGATTAATTACTTTATTTAATATATCCTTCTCTACAGCTAACATAGGTTGATTAGTAGATTCAATAGGCTCCAAACGTTTATATTTAAGTACACCCCCGTATGGAATTCTATTAATATGTACATCATAAAATGACATAAATATTCCAATAACTAAAGAAGGGTGATTATAATCACGATCTCCCATTACATCTTGAAGTGTGTAATCAACACCTTTTATTTCTAAAACTTGATCACCAGGTTGTACTACTTTTTGATATAAAATAGTTCCATCTGCTGGGCTATAAAAATGCTTATAATCTATATGTGTTGGCCTTAATGGATCTCTAAAGAAAAAATTATTACTTAACTCTCCTACAGACTTTTTAGATAATTCTGCAACTTCTCCATTTAACCAGTCTTCTAGTTTTTCAGCCATTAAAGAAGTGATTTAAAGTGATCAACTCTATTTAAATGCATTACCATACAACTTAACATAGCTCCAGATTTCATATATTCAGATAAATTAAATATAACAGGTTCCATCCCCTCGTCAGAACATATTTTTTCTAATGATTCAATTTTGTGTTTTTCACCCTCATAAAATTCATCTGATTTTTTTAATTCTGAAATGTTTGAGGCACATAATATCATGTTTCCTAATCTAACAGAATTGGCCATTCCATAAGTAGAATCATCAGCATTTATATCTATTATATTTGTATATTTGCTTATTTGCGCTAACTCTGTTTTATCAT